AACATTTATATCCTCGGTCGTCAACAGGAAAAAGATGGTGCTGATCTAATTGGCTATAACTTTATCATTAACGTGGAGAAGTCTCGTTATGTTCGCGAAAAAGCCCGCATCCCTGTCACAGTTCGCTTCGATGGTGGCATTAGTCATTACAGCGGTCTTCTGGATATGGCACTTGAGTCTGGTCATGTTACGAAGCCAAATGTAGGATGGTATGCAAAAGTCAATACTAAAACTGGTGAGGTTGAAGGTAAGAAGTGGCGTTTGGCTGACACTGAATGTACAGATTTCTGGGCTAGTATCATGGCTGATCCAACATTCAAAGAATGGGTACGCAACAACTATCAATTTAGTGCAGCAATGAGTAATAATGCAACAGTTGTTGAGGAAGATGATGAAGAATAAAATTGCAGATCTACTTGCATCTTTAGAATTTTGGTATGCAAAAAATTTCATCAAACTCGACAAACACTACACATTCTTTTTTGATTTGAATGGCGAAAGTGATACATTTGCTATTAAGTATCTCAAAAAATATAAAGGTGTAATTGTTGAATTCGCAAATGTAAAGGTTGGCGAAGGTGGATTATTGACCTTTGATTATGATATTATATCAAATGTAAACAATTGTAATGTAAAATCCAAGAGTTTTGATCGCTTTACTTCAAATGTAATGCGTAGTATACTTCATGGTGCTATTGAAACTGGTGTAAGGACTGAGAATGAAAACAGAAAATCTGATCTTGTCGAATCTGATTCGGAACGAAGCATTTATGAGGAAGTCGTTACCGTTTCTGAAGAAAGAGTATCTAACAGAAAGCCACGAAAGAAAACTGTTCGAAGAAATAAAGCAGTTCATTCTGAAGTACAACAGTCTGCCACCGATAGCAGCACTGGAGATCAGTCTTAAAGAGTCCAGCAAACTCACTGAAGTTGAGTTAAATAAGTCTCTTGAACTGCTGAAGGAAGTAGCGAGTGACAAATCAGAACAAAAACTTGAATGGCTTATCGACACTACAGAAAAGTTTTGTCAAGAAAAGGCAATCTACAACGCCATCATGGATTCCATTCAGATCCTTGACGGAAAAGATCCAAATCGCGGCAAAGGAAGCATTCCTACTTTGCTTTCTGATGCTTTGGGCGTTAGTTTCGATCCTAATATTGGTCACGACTTTTTGGATAATTACGCTGATCGGTACGATTTCTATCATCGCATCGAAAAAAGAATCCCGTTTGATCTTGAATACTTCAACAAGATCACTAAGGGAGGACTTCCGCAAAAGACCCTTAATATTGCTCTTGCAGGTACTGGCGTCGGCAAGTCTCTTTTTATGTGTCATGTGGCTGCTTCTTGCCTAACACAAAACTACAATGTTCTTTATATCACTCTTGAAATGAGTGAAGAGAAGATCGCTGAAAGAATCGACGCGAATCTTCTAAATGTTTCCCTTGACGATCTTATGAACATGCCAAAGGACATGTATGAGAAGCGCATGGGTAAACTCAAGGAAAGAGTGAAGGGTAAGTTGATCATCAAAGAGTACCCAACTGCCTCTGCAAATCCAGCGCATTTTCGAGCACTGATCAATGATCTTGCACTCAAGAAAAACTTCCGACCAGATATTATTTTTGTTGACTATCTAAATATTTGTGCTTCTGCGAGAATCAAAGCAGGAGCGAATGTGAATTGTTATACCTATATCAAAGCGATTGCAGAAGAACTTCGTGGGCTTGCGGTGGAGAATAATGTACCGATTTTTTCGGCTACTCAGACGACTCGATCTGGCTTTAGCAACTCGGACCCTGGACTAGAAGATACTTCAGAATCGTTTGGTCTGCCAGCCACTGCTGACTTTATGTTTGCGCTGGTGAGTAATGAAGAACTGCAGCAGTTGAATCAAATGCTTGTGAAGCAATTGAAGAATCGATATAATGATCCAAATCTTCATAAGAGATTTACGATTGGAGTCGATCGAGCCAAGATGAAACTCTACGATCTCGAGCAGAAAGCCCAAGATGCAGTAATGAAGGAAGCCGAATCAAAGCCAGTCTTTGATCGTGGTCGAAGCACTGATAAGTTTAAGAATCTAAAGGTATGAAACTAGAGCGAATCGAAAAAAAGGTTTATGCTCTTGCCGAAAAGTGGGTCGGAAAGAAGCATATTCCATCATTGATTCGCCAATTAAACAAAGCATTTAAACCATACATTGTTTGTTTCTCCTCTGAGCGATTTGAGGAAGAATATTTTAAAGATCATAATGTCATCGTAAGCGCTCATTACTGTAATCGCATTTCAGATCTCGTTCCAGAACACATCTATGTTCAACTTAACTTTCCGAAGAAACAAAGAAAGGTTATATTAACGAAAGAAGGCGCGCAAAACCTTGCAGTTAAGATCATTCGAGCGATACATCATGAGTATCGCCATAAGCATCAGCAACGTCAGCGCCCATTTCTCCTACAGAAAGAATATAAACCAAAGCCAAAGCAGAATAAGATGAAGGCGATGTATTATGGAAACCCAGACGAAATAGATGCTCATGCGCATGAAACTCAAGCAGAGGCAACGTGCGGGAGATTTAATATAAATAAGTTACGATCGGCACATAAAATCGGATGGAAAGAATGCGAAGCCGTGTTTATGTATCGCTTGCATTTCCGAAAACAAGATCCGAAAGTTTGGAAACGATTCCTTAAAAAGGTTTATAAATCGAATGAAGAAATTCAAACAATATCTAAAAGAGCAAGAAACTCAAAGTAGCATAAGCGACTTCATGGGTTATTGCAAAGACAATTTAGGTATTGCTGAACTTCCGAAACTTGTGATTATCGACGATCGAAGCATGGCGAAAGAGAACACCAGTTTCGGTGGATATTCTCCTTCTGAAAGAACGATTCATTTAAATGTTGGTGGGCGTCATCTTGCTGATGTTCTTCGTACACTCGGTCATGAACTCGTACACCATAAACAAAATGAAGATGGTGTACTGCATAACTACGCAGGTGAAACTGGTAGTGAGTTTGAAAACGAAGCAAACAGCAGAGCTGGCGTTCTAATGAGAAATTATGGTAAAGCAAATCCTGCAATTTATGAGGAAGTGCAATATTAATTGAGGCTTTATGACTGTATTTGTGACTGGTGGTTTGGGATTTATCGGATCTAATTTTGTATTCGCCCACCTAAAAAAACATCCCGCAGACACGGTTGTGATTCTTGACAACTATTCATACGCTGCAAATTCAACCAATATTCTTGGACTCCATGAGGACTATCGCGTCGTCTTATTGCGTTGTGACATTCGCAATATCAATCGTCTTGATCAATTTTATTACGACTATGACCCAAAAATTACATATCATTTTGCTGCTGAGTCTCACGTTGACAACTCTATTGCTGGTGACGATCATTTCATCAGCACTAATGTTGAAGGCACTCACAACATTCTAAAGTGTATAAAGAAGTTTGGTAGCAAACTCGTTCATGTTTCGACTGATGAGGTTTATGGTTCTCTTGGTCATGATGATCCAGCATTTACTGAGAAAACACCATACGATCCACGCAATCCATACTCTGCTACAAAAGCAGCCAGCGATCATCTTGTTCGTGCTTATGTAAACACACACGGCATTGAAGCAGTTGTAACTAATTGTTCGAATAACTATGGACCGCGACAACACTCCGAAAAGTTTATTCCAACAATCATTCGTCATATTAAAAACAATACACCCATCCCTGTTTATGGCAATGGTCAAAATGTTCGCGATTGGATTTTTGTTGAAGATCACTGTGATGCATTGTTCACTATTGGTCAAAACTTTAAATCTGGTGAAAGATATAATATTGGTGGAGGTCATGAAATGAGTAATCTGGAATTGATCACACTCATTCTTGATTTGATGGGAGAACCAACTCATTCATATCAGAGTTGGATTAATTTTGTAACTGATCGTAAAGGTCATGATTTTAGATACGCAATGAACGCAGATAAAATTTGCCAAGAATTGGGCTGGTCTGCTACAACTAAAATTAATGAAGGTTTAATAAAAACCTTGGAGTGGTACAAATGAGAAAGGGAATAATTCTTTCAGGTGGACTTGGAACACGTCTATATCCATGCACAAAAGTAACATCAAAACAGTTACTTCCTGTCTATGACAAGCCACTTGTTTATTATCCATTGTCAACGTTGATGATGGCAGGAATTCGTGATATTCTAATTATTACTTCACCAGCTGATCGTGCACCATTTGAAAATTTAATTGGTGATGGATCACAATGGGGATTAAATATTTCATATGAAACTCAATTACAACCAAGAGGAATTGCTGAGTGTTTTCGTATTGCTGAAAAATGGATTGGCAAAGATGATGTTACACTGATTCTTGGTGATAATATTTTCTATGGTAATGAATTGATCAATCGTTTCAATGCTGCCACTTGGAATAATGTTGGTTGCACTCTGTTTGCATATCATGTGAGTGATCCAGAAAGATTTGGTGTAATTGAATTAGATCATAATGATGAACCTCTAAGAATTATTGAGAAACCAAAAATTGCACCAACAAATTATGCTGTCACTGGGCTTTACTTTTATAACAATAAAGTAGTAGAATATGCTTGGAGGATTAATCCTTCAGCAAGAGGCGAACTTGAGATTACAGACATCAACAATCTATACATGCAAGATCATGATTGCAAGATTGAGTATCTGAATCGTGGTATTGCTTGGATTGATACTGGTAC